GGTTCCGTCAGCGTTGGTCGTGGCGTTCTGGAAATTGATCACTTCAACTTCACCGTTCCGCTTTATCAGAAGGATAGCGTTTTCCCCGTTCAGCAATTGGGTGTTCGTGATGCTGCTCAACTGATCCGCGCCCACGGCCGGGACAAGGGTCAGGGTGTTGGTCACATCGGTTTGAAAAACGGCCCCGTCCACCGGATCGCCCAAGGCGTTCAACGTGGTTCCCCAAGGCGTTTCGTTGGCCAGTTCCCCGGCCAAGCTGTAGTCCAGGGTGTTAAAGCCCACATAAACGTTTCCGCCCGCATAGAAGCCATCGGCGAACCCGGACTGGAAATAGTAGACAAGCGCCGTCAAGCGCTCGGTGTCGGCGTCCGCGTCACGCAAAAGCGGAGTGTCAACAACCCAACCGCGAATGGCGTCAGTGTCTTTCACGACCTGATTTATGAAGCCCTGGTGGCCGTCCGCTTCAACGCCGCTGTCAACAAACTGAGACGGCTTTTGCCCAATGCTGTCCATTTCCAGCGTCAAGCCTTCGGCAACGTCCATCTTTGAAATGCGGTTCTCAACTACCCGGCCGCCGTCAAATTCAAGGTTCACCACGTCCGAAGGGTCAAGGTCAATGTGGGTCCAGGGCAATTTGTAGCTGAAGGAACTGCGCTCAATCCATGCGGAATAAAGCGCCTTCTCCGCTTGCTGCTTCGCCTGTGAGGGTGTCAGAACCGCGTTTAACTGCGTCCCAATCTTGTTCCGGCTGTTCATCGCGGGAACCGGATTGAGAATGCGCCGCGCAATGTGGTGTTGCTGTTGGTAGTCCGCCGCTTCATCCATGTAAGTGATGGAATAAAGTTCCGGCAATTCCTGCTCTTGAATGCGGTTTTCCGTGTAAATGTCGCCGTCCCCGGAAATCGCGAATTCGTCTTCCGTGATGGTCCGCGATGCTGCCTTGCCGCGAACAAAGAACTTCAGTTGGAAATCGCTTTCCACGCCATCAAACAGGAAGAAGTTTTGAAGCGGTTCAATCGCCTGCCGCGCGGAAGTCTGCCGCCCGATGAAGTAGCCGGGAACGGTCACGCTTGCGAGGTCAGCAACGGCATAGTCCGAAGCCACCAAGCCCACGCGCTCTATCACATCGGCAACGATCGTTGAAAGCGCTTGGCCCCCGCTGTCATAGCGTCCGAAGAAGGAACGAAGATAGCCTTGGCCGTCCGTGTCGTAATACGCCGAAACGAAGCTTTGTGAAGCGCTGTCATAGGCCCCGTCGCCGAAGCCGTCTTCGGATCGGTCAAAGTCTCCAACGTCGTCGTTCTCGATGAACTCGCCGGTCTGCGTGTTGAGCTGGTATTCACGGTTACTAATGTGCCATCCAATGGTCGTGTCTTGAATTCGGGCCTGTGAATGTGACGTGAATTCATTTATCGGAGCATTGTTGAACTTCTCACTGATCCACAAGATTGTGTCGATTGTATAATCGTATTTGATCATTCGATAGCCCTGATCGGGAACGGCCGTTCCGGTCCCGGACCAGTAAATAATCAGAAGCGTGTTGTCGGCTTGGTCATAATATATTGCGCCCGTCTGCTGTCCAAAGTCCGTCCAATTCGCGTCAATGTCCGTCGGGATAAAAGTCTTCCAAAGCCCGGCGTCAACACCGGAGAAAACCGGGTCCGTGCCGCCTGAACCGTTGTCAACTTCAGCGAAGAATGCGCCTTCCGTGCTGCGATAGCGGTACAGGTAAGCTTCCGTTGAATTGCCGACGAAGCTTCGCGCCTGCCAGAAATCAACAAAACCTTCCCCGGTCAACCCGCGTGAGGTTGAACTGTTCCGCGAGCCGCTGTAAGTGAAAAAGTCGGCGGTGTCGTTGTCCCAAAGATAAGTGATAGTGTCGTTCTGCACGCGAGCGATCCAAGGCGGACCACCAAGAACGCCCGAAAGCGCAATGTGAATTTCCCCGGTCCCAAGGGTTCGCCCCGATGCGATTTGATCCCACGCATAAGGCTTTGTCGGGGTGTGTTCAAGGCTGCTGCTGTTCGTGCCCAAGGTGTCAACGGCGGTCAGGGTCGCGCCGTCAATCAGCACAATCGGAATGCTGTTGCCCGTACCGGTCCCGGTATGCATACAAACAAGCTGCCCGTTTGCAAGAGCGTGAAGCGGTCCGCTTGTGTAAAGCGTTGACGTGCCCGGCGTAACGTTCCCGACCGAGAAATCTGCAACCGGGGCCAAAATGTCCTCGTCATGCCGCCACGCGTCAACCGTGTTCGTTGACATATCCACCCGGAAAAGACCGGTTCCATTGGATGCCGGATCGCTCGTGAGGTAGTACCCATAAAACCATTGACGTTCCCAATCAATAGCATAGTGAGTATTCGCGAAACCCGTGAGGTTGGGGATTTGGGTATATTCGGAAACCGGCGTCGTGTTCGTCGCGCGGGAAAGCGGCCCTTCATACAAGATTTCGGCGGTGATGTTCGGAAGGCGGTTGCCGTAGTCTTTCAACGGGATGTCATCAAAGACAATCATAACCGTTCCGCGATATGCCGGGGTCAGCCCCGCCCCCTCGCGCGCCGTGTGAACCGGATCACGCTTCTGCGTTTCCGTGCCGGTGTAAATCCTGAAGCGGTGATCTTTCTTTTGGGTCCGAACGGTGCCGCCGCGCACATCGTAGATCAGCTTTCCGTCTGCCCAAATCCGGCGAACGGTTCTTGCCACGCCTTCCCCGAAGGCAACGGTGAACGTCCCATAATAGTAGTATTCAGTGATCTTCTGCTCGGAACCGCCCTTGCCGCCCTTGCCCTTGCCGCCGCTGGAAACGGTGCGCGTGCGCTTCTCTTCGCGAATTTCGTTGGCCCAGATGACGTTGCCGCCCATCCGAACGGTGCCGAAGCCCACCGCGCGCGGTGCGCCGTAAGCCGATGACGTAACGGTCAAGTCGCCAAGTCGCGGGCCTTCCGTCTTGGTCGTGGCGGTTTCCGGCGGGAACAACAAGGTTCCCACAACCGCGCCCAATATCCAACCAACATTGGCACCGATGCCAAGGGCGTTACCAAGTAGAGCGCCGCCGACTGCAACGAGAATGGCCATCAGTCAAGAACCCCGCGATATTCGAAACAGTGCGTGATGCGGGAATATAGCTCGTGGCCTTCCGGCCCCGGCGTGATCGGCTCTTCCAGAACCTTGCGGCGGTTCGCGAACGCATGAATGAAGGTGTCCCCTTCGCGCGGATCGGTGCAGAAGATGCCGCAATGGGTCGTGAAGATGCTGTCCCGTAAAAGTAGCACGTCCCCGTGCTTCCGTTGTGTGATAGGCTTTTCGCTCAGTTCCTCGCGGAAGTGCTGAAGGAAAACTTCGGGCCGGGGAAAGCGGCGATAGTTTGCCGTGGTGTCGTAGTTCGTCGTTCCGGTCAGGTGCCCGATCTTGATGATGACGCCCACACAATCAACGCCGTGGAAGCCCCGGCCTTGGTGAAGCCAGGGTGTCCCAACGAACGCCCGCGCAATCGCAACGATGTTGTCACGCGTCGGCGTGATCAACCCGTCATCGTTTGGCGTCGGGAGTTTTGTTGATTTGGTCGTTTCCGGGAACATACGGTTCGCCCCTGAAGTTGATTGAATTACTGAAGCGGCTGTTGCACGTTGCAATGCGCTTGTCACATCCCGGATAAATCCGAAGCTTCTGGCCGGGCCGAACGTCGAACGTCGGCTGGATGAATAAGCGAATGAGGCCGCCCGCCAAGGTCCAGTCCACTACCTCGCGAACAACGCTGTTGTTCACCCCGCCTTCCAGTGTCAGGCCGCCCCCGTTGAACCAATCGTCCACCGCGCGAGCGTCCGAAACGGAAATCGAGAAGTTCTGGTTGTCGTCGAGATCAACGACATTCCCGTGCCGGGTCCACGCGTCCCGCGCCGTGAACACGGCGGTTCCGTCCGTCGTGGTGTTTCCGATTGTGGTGTCGAAGATCGGCGCGGAAACGTCCGTCGTTCCGGCCGTCGTAACTTCATAAATCCGATTTTCGTAGATTTCAAAGAAGTTGTTCGTTTGGGTCGTCACATCAATTGAAAGTTCGAAGTCGTCGAACGCGGCATCGGATGTCGAAGCGCTCACAAGATCGTGGAACAGCCGGATTTTAATATATCTTGTGTTCGCGGGAACCGCAACCGCCGTTGCGCCCCGGTCGAACCACGTATCTTCCGCGCCAAGCGTTTCGGTCCCGCTGTCGTAAAATGTCGAGATTGGCCCAAGCTGATCATTTATGAAGGAAACCAACACGCGGCCCGTGTCCGTCAAGGTGCTGTCACTTGTCGCCCGTCGGCAATTGAACGTTGCCGTCGCGTTGCCGCTGTCAACTTCGACGAAATCAATCCCCAAGCCCTGAAGGTCAATCAACTGCTCAATCTCGGCGGAACTGGCATCCGTTGAGCCCGTCAGGAAGGCCGGGCCGTTGTCAGGAACAAGCCCGTCCCGCGTCGTCTCCAAGCGCCACACGCCGGAAACAACCGTCCAGCCCGGTGGACCTTCCCCAATCTCGAAGTCCGCGCCCGTGGTGCCGCTGTCGAAGTTGTAGTTCCGGACAAGGTTTGTCCATTCAACGCCAACCGTCGTTGCCGTCGGCGTCCGGTAGAATTCGCCCAACTGAACCGCCGTGGTCCGCTCAAGAACGGGAGGCAAGATCGGGATCATGCATTTGGCGTCGCCAAGGTCCGCGCGACATTCCGATTGATAGCTTTCAACAATGTTCTGTGAAAGGTTTTGCGCAAGGCCGCGAAGCTCGGAGCGATAGACGCCTTGTGGCGTGGTCACGACTTCGCCGATCCAGCCGCGCCGCATCTTGATTGAGCCAATCGAAAGGTCTTGCCAGTTCACAAGATGAATTCGGATTTCGGCATAATCGAAGGCCCCGGCCAACAGGTCTTCTTCCGTGATGGTGTCATCATCGAACACGCCTTCAACGTCGAGGTTGTCAACGTTGAGCCCAACCCGATGTGACATGGCCGTTCGGTTGTAGCCCGTCGCGGCAAGGTAAGTTGCCGAACCGTCGCCGTCGTCAAAAACGATGTCCTTGTCGTGGTCCGTGAAATAGAAGTTGACGCCATCCGTTCGGATCACTCGCCAAATCGTGCAAAGGCTTGTGACTGTTCCGTCCAGATGCGTCCTCATTCCAGCGGTGATGGACTTTGACATTATTCACCCCGGACTTCTGCGATGCTCAATTCCGGGATAGCCCCCGCGTCAAAGGTCTGCAAGTTCACGTCCAGCATGTCAGTGTCAAAGCGAACCGGAATGTCGAATTCGCCCGTCAGGTTCAGCGCCAAGCCCGTCGTCGCCGCGTCCGTCGTGTTCAGGACAATGACGCCCGTCAGCGTATTGATGCGAACGCCCGTGGGATCGGTCGGGCCGGTGTCGTATTCCACCGTTCGGGACACGCCGTCAAACGTCGCCGTGAAGCTGCCCGAAACCGGCTTCGTTATGTCCCGGTCAAAGTTGATCCCGCCGGACGTGTAGCGCTTGAACATCTGATATTGTGTTGTGGTCCCGTCACTCGTGGCCATCAACTGGTCGGTGATTTCAAAGTCCGCCCAATCCTTGAACCGGAACGAATGCGCCCGGCCTTGCCGCGCATAGAAGAAATCAATGACGGTTGAGAAGTCCGCCTTGGTCTGGATGCCATAGCCCACGTTGAACATTGACCGGGAAAGCTCCCAATCAATGTTCCGCTTTTCGTAGCCGCTGGAAAGGGTCAGAACGGATGTCCGGAAACGCGGGCCGCCTTGGCTTCCGCGCTCGATTTGTTCCGGCAACCTTACGTCATGAAATGCCATCAGTTGTTCCGTCGTGAAGCTCGGTTGATCGTGGCCGCCGCGTTGGCCTGGATTTGGCCTTGCGACCGGCGGAAGCTGTTAGCGTCCGGCGTGGAAATGTTGTAGTTGATGACGATTGGACGCCCACCGCCGCCACCGCCTTGGCCGTTCGGGCTAACCGTCACCATCTCGCCGCGCGAGACGCGGGCCACCGGCCGCCCGTTGATGCTCATCACGTTATTGTCCGTGCCGCCCGTGCCGCCGATCGTGAAACTACCACCTTCAGCAAAGCCGAACAAGCCCCCAAGGATGCCGCCGCCACCGCCGCCGCCACCGAACAGGCCGCCGAAGATGCCCCCGCCGCCACCGCCGCCGCCGAAGATGCCGCCGCCACCACCGCCGCCGCCGAACACCTGCTTGAATACACTGTTCAGGGCCATCTTTGTGATGTCCTTCAGAATGCTTTGGGTCAGGCTTTTGATGTCAAGCTTCCCGGTCGCGACGAATTCAGCGATTGCGTCGCTGGCCTTGTCAAATGCCGACTTGAACGCGTCTTCAATGAAGCTGGAACTTTCGGCCGCCGCGTCGCCAAGCTTCTTCACGCCCTTTGCGCCTTCGCTCGCCGACTTGCCAAGGTTCTTCGAAGCGCTCCCGGCCTTGTCGGCTGCTTCCGCAAGCTTGTTGGAATTATCCGCCGCGCCCCCGGTTTCAACCTTAAGCCCTTCCACTGCCGGTTTGGCCGTCTCGGTGACTGTTTTCACGTTGTTGATCTTCGCGCCAAGTTCGGTTGTCGCCTGGACCCACTGTTGCGTGGCAACCTTCGCGCTGTTGAACCCGGCCGTGATGCTTTGAAGCTGTCCGCCGCCCTGGAATTCCCCGATCTGCCCGAAGTTGACTTCGCCAAGCTGTCCACCGCCGACCGCGCCGCCACTGATCGAAGCCAGGGCCGAAGAAACGCGGTTGATCCCCGCGACAACGCCGTTGACCAAGTTCTGAACGCCCTGCAAGGCAACGTTCATTGCCTGAATGATTGCGTTGCCGACGTTGGCCCCGATAACGCCCAAGTTCTGGAACGCGGTTCCGGCCGCGCCAAGTGCGCCAATGATGTTGGGCAAAATCGAGTTCAGGAAGAAGTTGAACGCCATCGCGATCAACTGGCCCGCGTTCTGCGCCACTGATCCCAAATCAGTGAAGCCCGGAATTAGGCTTCCGATGCCGGTAAGGATCGAATTGAAAACGGATAACGCTTGCGATCCGAAGCCCGTGATGAAATTGATGGCCTGTTGGATCGGCTCGGAAAGTCCCGCGAAGTTCTGCCGAAGAACCTGAATTGTCGAGATCACGGAAGCGATCCCAACCAACAAGGCGGTGAATGGGTTCGCGAGCAACAAGCCCGTGAACACGCGAAGCGCCAACCCGGCCGCCGTGATGGCCAAGCGGAACCCGCCCACCGCGCCGATCACTTGCGCGAAGGTTGAAACCCAAGTGAAGATGGCGTTCCGGTTCTGCTCAACGAATGTCGCCAAGCGGCCAATCGCGGTTGCAATCCCGTTCAGGAAGCCGATTAGAACCGGGGCCGATCCGTTCAAATTAAAGAATGAAAGTTGCAAGGCTTCGGTTGCGGATATGATCCGCTTCCAAGCGCCGTCCACCGTGTTGGCCAGTCGCTCCGCGCCCGCCGCCACTGTGCCTTGGGCATTCTGCGCCGCCGTCGTCAAGCGCTCGTATTCTTGGCGGTTGTTCACGAGGTTGATCAGAACACCACCGAACCGCTTGCCGACAAGATCGTTGGCATCCGCAAGCGATAGCTGTTGCCCTTCCAGGGTTTGCAGGACTGCCGATAGGCCGCGCGTTTCAATGGATAGTTCGCCCCCGGCTGAGTTCAGCTCGTTGAAGATCGCCCGCAAGGCCGTGCCGCCTCGCGTGGCCTGAATGCCCGCGTTCCCGAGAACACCCAACGCCCCGGCCGTTTCTTCAATGGAAACGCCTACCGCCTTCGCGACCGGTCCCGCGAAGCTGAACGCTTGGCCAAGCTGTAGGACGTTCGTGTTCGCGTTCTGCGAAATCTTCGCCAAGACGTCCGTCACGCGGCCCGTTTGGTCTGCGTTCTCGCCGTAGGTTGAAAGGATGTTTGAAACGATATCCGCCGCCCTGCCCAAGTTCAGGCTTTCCGCCGTAGCAAGTTGCAGGGTCGGACCAAGGCCCGCGATCGTCTCTTGAACGCTGAAACCCGCGCGCGCGAGGAATTCCGCGCCTTCGGCGGCCTGTGTGGCGCTGAACTGCGTCGTCGCGCCAAGTTCCTTGATGGTGGCCAACAGCGGTTGGATTTGGGCATCCGTTGAGCCCGTGACGTTCTGCAATGCCGCCACTTGCTTTTCAAACGCCGCCGCCGTCGTGATGGTGCTTTTAATCGCGCCCACAAGCCCCGCTGCGCCGAAACCGGCGGCCAACCCGCCCAAGGCCCCCTTAAGAAGTCCAAGGCTGCTCACGGTCGATTTTGAGGCCGCGCCGATCGTTCTGATTTCAGCGGCCGCCTGCTTCGCGCCCTTGGCCTGAATGATTATGTCATAACGTTCTGAAGCCATTTACCGCCCGCCGATGATCTTGATGTTGCGAGATTGCGAAATGGCCGTTTGAACGGCTGCTTGAATGAAGCCCGCGTTCGCCTCGTTCCCTCGAATGCCCCCGTTCACAAAATTGATATATCGAACGTTATTGGAAATATAGATTGTTGCGTCGGGGTTGTTCACGGAATTGATCCGCGATCCGCCGCTTGAAAGAGGATCGCCGCCGGGTGACGTGCCCGAAGGTGCAGAACCCACCCCGACTTGCCAGTTTGCGCGAAGGCGGCCGGTATCAACCGGGGAACGCTGGACGACGTTGGAAAGAACGAGCCCAGCCGCTTGACGCAACGCCTTCACGCTTCCCTTCTCAACTTGAAGCGAAAGCTTTCTGGCATCCCCCGGAAGCGCTGAAAATGGCTTGGCCATCACCTTACACCTTGGTTGCGCTTTCTCTTGTCGGCCTCTTTCTGTAGTTGCTGCTTCTGGCGTTCCTTTTTATCCATCAGCGTCAAGAACAGGGTGTCCATCTGGCGAAGTAGGACGTGGGCCGCTTCGATTTGATATTCGTCGAAGTCGTTGGCAACGCAATAGTCTTGGATCGCCTGCCAAGATAATGGCCCCGCACCGAAGCCCAGGGCTCGCGTCGTGTTTAGATCAAGGAACGAATTGAAGAACAAAACGTTGTGTGGCCACAACTCGGGTTCGTCTTGTAACTTCTTCGGCAATGGCTTTCCCGCGCGCATTGCCTGTTCGATGATCTTTTTTCGGGAAGGCCCCTGAACAAGATGATGTTCAAGAGCCTCAGTTAGTTTTTTGCGTCTTCTGCCAATGAGGCGTCACGGAAAACGGCCAAGTCTTGTGCGTGTTGCTGGATCAACGCGAACAGGTCAGGAAGAGCCGTTAATGTAACCTTAACATTTTCTTGGGTGCAAGGCAACAAGTCGCCGTCCGGGCCTTCGATGCCGTCTTGCCACTCGTCCCCGACAAGGGTTTCCCACCCCTTCACCACGGCTTCCGCGTAAATCTCGGCCATCAGTTGCGTGGCCTTCTCGTTGGAAAGAGCGTTGGCCTGGATCGCTGTTTTAAAAGGCCGTGACTTCGCTTCGACGATCTTGGCCCACTTCTGATTGTGGCCGCCCGCTCGGGCAATACGAACGCGAAAATCGCCGAAGTCCACCTTCACGCCGTTGATTTCAATGTCCTTGTCCGTGCTGAATTGATCATATAGACCCATAGGTCACAAGCCTTTCATGTTGGGTTTTACGCAAGAGAAGGCGGCGGGGCTCAATGAGCCCCGCCGATATCACCCAACCGTTGGCCGGTGAATTATTCAGCGGCGGTCGGGAGATAGTCAAAGAACACGAACATTGCCGTGTAGTCAAGATTTGGGTCAATCTTTGCGGCCGTTGCTGCGTCCATCGAAAGCGGAAGAGTGATGGGCTCGTCCTGCTCAACTTCGGGCCGCCCTTCGCCAAGCGAAATCAGCGGAAGGTCAAAGACCATCCCGGCGTTGGCTTTGGCAATCGCGAAGTCCAAAGTGATGTCAACGTTGTTGCGAACCGCCGTGATGGCCGCGACGTCCGCGAAGTAAGCGGTGATGTCACCGGACACTTCGAACGTTCCCGCCGTCACTTCGAACGAACCCAACGTGCCGATCGCCTTGTTGGGCGAAAGGTTGTTGTTGATCGTGATTTCGATTTCCTGCGCGAATGCGAACAACGGGGTCGGGGCTTCGTTGCCGTCAACCACTTGCGCGAGGTTGATCCGCGAGAAGTCCGAAGACGTGTTGAATGCATCGCTTTCTGTCAGCGCTGGACGCGAACCCGACTTAAGGGCCGTCGGACCATCCACCGTTGAACTGTTCGTCCCGATGAAGGCAAGTTCACATGTCAGCTTGTCGGCTGTCGGAATGCTCATTGTGAATTCCGAAGGAACCGCGCCTTCGATATATTCAGCCTGAACCTGTGCCGGGAGGCTGTCGTCCGGAGCGCCCAGCGTGCGTTCCAGATTGTAAGACCGCCGGGTGATCAGGCTGCCCGTTTCGTTCTTCAGAACGCGGCCATAGAAGATGCGAACCGTTTCAGTGGTCGAAGCTTCCGTAACCATCGTGCTGTCGGACTTGTCAAGGGTCAGGGTGTTGGCTGCGATCGAACGAATGCGCTTCCAGCCATTGTTCACGGCATTGGCGAAGCTTTCGCCCGCGCCGTCCCCGCCAATGAAAATCCATTCGCCTTCAACCAAGCCTTCGGTCGTCCAGTCAATCGTGGTCGTCGTCAGGGCCGGATAGGTGCCGGACACGTCAACGTCAATGTCGCCTGCCGTGCCTTCAATGCCGACAACGCGAATTTCAGCCGTTGCAGGCGGTGCGCCTTCCGCGACTGGCGTTTCGTTGATCGTGATTGAGGTTGAAGCAATAACCGAAGCGACGGACCAAAGAACATCATTGTTCCCGCTCTCGCCGAAGTTGCGGCCAATGATCAGGTCGCCCGCTGCAATGCCGGTCGTGTCCGTGGTCGAAATGACCGAACCGGCAATGCCGGTAATTTCCGAAGCGCCGCCGACCTTGGCCTTCTCGCGAAGGTCCGCGAACATGAAGCCTTGCAAAAGGTCTTGAAGGTTTTCTTGGGTCAAGTCGGTTTGGAAACCGCCTTCCGCGTCAAGGTCAACCGTGACGCCTTTCTTGCGCTGGCGCGAAGGGTTGATCGGGTTCCGGGCAACCGTTGTAATCTCGCCGCCGAAGTCGTCATATTCGTTCGGCTCAAGAGGAACCCAAACCGGCGAACCGGGAAGAACGCCAAGTGAGGCTTCTTCAGCGTACCGAAGGCCGGTGACGTTACTGTCGATTTTGTTGACAACAGCCATTTGGTTGCCCCTTCCTATTTCACTTCGTCATAAACGAAATCAACGACCACATTTGTGACGAAGAAGTCCCCGTCGGGGCCGATTTCATTTATGCGAACATTCCGGAACCAAACGCCGTTGGGCGAAGCTGTCCCTTCAAACGCATCGGCCACAATTTTAGCCAGGGAGTAAGCATTTGTCAACCCTGATCCCTGCGGCGTGTAGATAGCAACAAGCAAGAAACCGATCCGTTCGAACCGGCTCGTTCCAAGCCCACCGGAAAGGGAAGCTTGGCCGCCGGTTGTGTGCCGAATGCGGGGCCGGGCGAAGGGTGTATCAGATGCCGGGCGGTCGCCCTTGGTGTCTTCATAGACCGCCGGATAAGTTGTAGTGTCCCAAGCGGTCTTGAAAAGGGTCAGGATGTCGTCGCGCGCCTGTTCGAATGTCGTCATCGCGCCACCCCGAGAAAATATAAAAGGGTCGTGTCGCCCGGCTTCAGCTTTTCCTTGAAGACGATCTTGTAATAAACCGAACCGTCGGAAATCTCGTCAAACGTCGATAAATCCTCGCCCGTCGTCGGTTGCCCACATATGACGATATTTTCCAGGGCGTTGAATAGGTCCGGGCTTAGGGTCGTCATGCCCAACTTCAAAGCGCTGGAAGGCTGGACGAAAACACCGATGAAGGAAACGGTCGCCGAAGCGGACCTTGAGTTGCCGTCCCAAGGCTCGGAAGCGTTCGTCGGCGTCGTGCTGAACTTGCGCGCGGTCAAGGTCCGGCCTGCGTCATTCACAAGCCGGTTCGCCGTTGCTTGAAGTGCAGCATATTCAGGCACGATAAGAACCTTCCGCAATCAAGAGGCTGCGAAGCAAGTTGTCGGCTGCCGGATAAGATCGCGTCACCTGCGAAACCGAACCGCCCGCCTCATATTGGGTTTCGGTTTCGATCGGTCCCACGCGCTCGCGAAGCCGTGTGATCGCCTTGCCCGTGTCGGAGAACGTCGGGTCCGGCTGAAGGTCGCCGCCCAAGGCCCGGATCGCATATTCCGCTGTAGCCTTCTCCAAGGCCGCTGGAAGGGCCGTGTCGTCCAGAAGGTAGCCGTCCCGGTCATACACGTAGGAACGGGGCCACCCAAGCGCCTGCGTCTCGTTTGCGCGCGTTCCCTTGTACCGGTGCCCGAACCGGTGTTCGATGTAATCCGTGGCCGCGATGATCGCCGCCTGCTTCGCGCTGGACGCCTGCGACTGCCAACCGTTTTCCGTGGAACGGCCCCGGTCGGCAAGATAGCTGTCAACGTAAGCCGTCGAGACAAACGCCGTTGCATTCGTCAAGCCGGTCCCATCTTCCACGACAAAGGCCATTCTCGCCCCCTTACTTCACAATGTCCTGTTCCACCGCGAACTGTCCCGCAACGATCGTGCGAACATTCGAACCGGCATCAATCATCTGGACCTCATAGAAATACACGCCCGGCGTGATATCCATGTCCCCGGTCGTGGGTCTAATCTCGAAGACGCCGCCCACCGCATCGGTGATGATCCCCGCAAGATCGAAGATGTTGGAAAGAGCATCTTCCGGAACCGGGGAAGGGTCCACAACCATTCGGAACGTGAAGCCAGTGATGTCAATGGCCGTCCCGCTGCTGTCGGTCAACGTGAACTGAAACGGGAAGTTGTCCCCCCGCTTTCGCGTAATATCAAGTTCGGTCAAGTGCGAAGACATCAACAAACCTCGGCGTTGATTGTGTTGTCCGATAGGCTCACGACAAGATCACCGCCAAGCGTAACTGTTCGGGCGGTGCTGCCCAATTGAACCGTGATTTCGCCGGGCAAAGCAATGATGCGACGTTCCGGGTTTAGTATAGCCGAAAGGGTCGGCGTGGTCAATTGAACGCCATTAGGCGGAAGGATCACACTGGAAAGCGTGGCCCCAAAAGCGTTCGGCGTCATGAACCGGGGAAATAGATTGGGCGCGGCCATTAAATCGTCCTCGTCCGGGTCAAGCCGTCGTTGCTCACTTCGAACTGTGCGATCACGGTCACGTTGTCGTCAGGGTCAAGCACGTTGATCACATATGGATTGTCGCCCGCGATCGTCACGTTCCCCGCTTCCATCGCTTTGATAAGCTTCACGTCGAGGCCGTCCACAAGGCCCGTTTTGTTCACCGTGGTTCCGGCGCTGTTGTCGGTCAAGGTGCCCACGCCCCGGATAACGATTTCGCCCAACGTGCAAGAGGCGTTCAGGCGCGGGCTGCCGCTGTTCATGTCAATGGTCATCGTGGCCGATGCGTGGCCAAAGTTCGTCACGTCAAGGCCGCCGTTGTAGCCGCGAACGGAAATGTCAACGTTCGCGTTCCCGCAATCCAAGATTGGTTTGCCGGTGCCGCTCACTTCCGAATAACAGTAGGCCATGACAACCGGGCCGGTTGCGTTCACCGTGACGGTGTTCACAAGGCCAACTTGCCGGAACGATCCGGTCAGCCCGGACACTGTGTCCAGGCGGCCAACCTCAACGTCAACGCTGCCGGTGCCCGTTCCCGAAAGGGTCAGAAAGCTGAACGTCGATTGATCAACGCTGAAGCCATTCAGCGCAATCGAATTGACGCGCTCGCCGACGCCGCCCTTGAACTCGTAACTAACCATGTTCCGGTCCAAGGTCAACGTCGCGTCTTCAACAATGATCGTGCGGCCGCCAACCAATGCCAGGATGGCCACCGCGTCCGCGAGGTTGTTCACTGGCTGCGAAAATAGCCCGGTCGGGTAGGTTGTGCCCGCGACGCCGGAAACCGTGTCCACGACCACCGAACCGCGATAGGAAGCGATTTGCGTTTCAGTCAGAACGTCGTCAACCGCCTGCGTGATCGGCTGAAGGTTCGTGATCAGCGCCGTGAACGGTCCCGTCGTCGGGATCGTAATTGGCAAGGTGCTGTCCGTCGGCGCAAGGTTGCCGTTCAGCGTGATGTCAACGTCGGCTTCAGGCGGTTTGATCCGCCAACCAAGATCGTTCCGAAGGAAGAAATAAGAACCGGCCGTGATGCCCGGCGTAAGCGGTTCGCCGCCCGAAACGCTAAACGCTGGATAGACGCCCGTTTCGGGTTCATCGTTCGCCTTCATCGCCCGTTTCCAGGCGGAGTAGACTTCCCGCTCAACGTCCACCGAAGACTGGTTCGGAAGCGTGACGATCAGGTTGGTGAAGTCAAAGGTCGCGTCAGCCATGCTTCACCTATGGGTTGGAATAATTGCGGTCGAACCGCTGCTGAACTGGAATGGTCGTGTCGCTGCTCCCCACCGTATATCCAAGGATGTCCGCCGGTTCATAGCTCACCGCGAAAATCCGAATGTCAACGCTCGTGGCCGCGCCCAAGGAAAAGACAAACGAACCCGTCGTGACATCCTCTTGCCCGGCCAATTCCGTTGTCGTCCCCGCGCTGTAAACGCGAACTTCAGTGGGATTGACCAAACCCGAAAGGGTCGTCGAGACGTTGTTGTTGATCGTAACAGAACCGCCGCCCGTGTTCCGGTAGCTGTTCGTGTTCAGGTTCGAACCGCCCGAACTGTTGATCGTCAAAGAACCCGCCGACGAATGCAAGATTGCAGCGTCCGTGCTGTTCACCGAGTTGGTGTAGCCCGCGAAAGAGTTCCCGACGTTGTTCTGAGACGAAACCGCCGTTGATGTGATTTCGATGGCGTGGCCGTCGCTGAACTCAAACGAGCAATTCGCAATGTCGCCGAAGTCGTCCGTGATCATAAAGGCGGTGCCGTCCGCCGTGTTCGCGTCAACCACCGAAGCCCGAACAATCGTGGCATTCGAGACTTGTGCTTGTGTGCAGTCGAGGAACAAGCACGAGGCAAGATCAACGGCCGCGTCATCAAGCTGGAAGGTTCCGCCGTGGATGAACTGGCAACCATAAAGCCCGATGCTGTCAAGGTCCGGGTCGTCAAAGTCCATCGCCCACCGAACCGCCGTACTTTCGGCCGTGATGATCAGCCCTTGCGCCCCGGTCGCGTCCGCGCCCGTGCCGGTCTTGACGCCGAACGTCACG